CAACTCTTTGCACCGGTGGGTTAGCTTCTCCTTGCTCGACAACATTATCCACGCTCGCATTCTGCAAGTGCGGGTAAACTTTGTAAACTCGATTATTTAATTCTTCATAATACTCGTCAGAATCAGGCTCGTGGCCTTCATTGATTAGATTATAGTGCTGGAAGTAAGCATATTGGGTTGCTTCCAGGTTACCTTGATCTTCAGCATCGCCATACCACTTGTTTTTTTCATACCAGCCCAGCGCTTCTTTTGTGGGTTCTGGCACCTCTTGTTGAGCTTGCGTCTGCTGAGCTTGCTGCGCTTGCTGCGGCTGCTGCTGTACCGCTTGATTATACTGCGCTTGTTCCTGCTCTTGCCTGTTTTTGGCAAGACGCACTTTTTCTTTTTGAATGGCGAGATCGCTTTTTAACGTGTCCGCTTTGGACATTAAATCTGCATCGCCAGACTGCACGGCTTTTTTATAGAGCTCGTCGGCTTGCTGCTCTTTTGCGGTAATGGCCTCTTCTTCTTTTTGGATAACCGTTGCGTCTTGCGCTTGCTTGTGATGCCGCAACGCATATATTTCTTGTTCGCGCTCCTGCGCTATTCGCTCAGCAAGTGCGGCTCGTTCTTCCGCGGCCCGCGTTTTAGCATTCAGCTTATTAATTCGTTTGCTGACGCCCCTGGTGTATTTATCTAACTCTTCATCCTGACCATTAGCCTGTTGTTGAGCAACGACCTTGTCCTCTTCAACACTAATTTCAATTTCTTGCTCTTCAGCTTGTTTGGCTTCTTCGGTCATAATTTACACGCTCAATATATCGTCAGGGGAAAGAATCGTCGCAATCACCTCATCATCATTGATAATCCTGCATTCTGCGCCATCTTCCAATTTGAAGCGTGCGCCAGAATAACGGCCTATCAGCACCCATTGCTTTTCTTCACACCACTTTTTCTCGCCATACTTGGCTTTGTCACCATAACAAAGTGGGCCTTGTTTTACGACAAAAGCAACGACAGAAGCCAGGGCTTCCTTGTCCAGAGTCTCTTTTGTAAAAACTATCCCACCTTTCGATTCCAGTTTGCCGGCATAAGGCAAAACCAGCATACGCCATCCGGTGGGCTGCGGCATGCGGTCTAAAACAGCTTGGTCCAAAACGGTAGGGTCCAGTACGCGGTCTTCTGGTTGCACGTAAGCATCTGTCACCTTTTTTGGTTCACCCATTCGTTAAATGTCCTTGTTGCGTTCTTTGATCTCGGTTTCTATATAGTATAGCGCACTAAGCTCGCCCTGCAAAAATTTGTAATGTTCTATAGATTCTAATGCTCCCGACATAAGCGTTTCTGAGATCTGCGCTTCCCGATCCCGTATCAGCTTTTTGACGATATCGTAATACGTCAACTCATCCATGAATCAGTTTCGCACTTTGAATTTCAAGCCCTTTTTGGCTGCGCCCTGGCCTTTCATTTTAACAATGCCAGTAACGCCATTGTTGTGTCCAACGGCGCGTGGGTTTGGCCGCTCATACGTTTTGTTACTCGGCACTTTTTTAATAGCCATATTTGCTCCTATTAACGGTTTTTGGAGCCTTTAGGCCGGCCCCTTGGCTTTGATTTGGTTTTTGCCGCAGCTTTCTTAGCTGCCTTTTTCTTAGCTGCCTTTTTCTTAGCTGCCTTTTTCTTAGCTACGGGCTTTGGCTTTTCGACCACCGGTTCTTCTGCAACCGGTTCTTCTGCAACCGGTTCTTCTGCAACCGGTTCTTCTGCAACCGGTGCTGGTTCGCCGCTTTGCTCTGCAGCAATGCGAGCCATTTTCTTAGCGATTCTAGCCATGCTGGCCTCATGAGCTTTTTTTTCGGCTTCGGCCTTGGCTAAATTTGCCTCTTCTTCGGCCGCACGATCTAATTTTTTTTGCGCTCGCAGGGCCGCGATTTCTTCTACTCTGTTGCTGTTCATCTTCTTAGCTCCTCGGACCTTAACGCCTCATCTTTTGCTCTAATTCGAGCAACTTCAGGTCCGCTTGCTGCTCCAATCGATCGATCGCAACATCCAGTTTATCGTCTGCTATGTCTTTTTGCACATTAATGCGCTGACGCTGGATTTCGCTCTCCAATAATTTTTCTTGGTCACGCTGACCTTGCTTCATTTCAAATTGCGCTTGCTCTTGGTCGAGCTGCTTGTCTTTGAGAGCCAATTCTTGCTGCCTGATGGCAACCAGAGGATCTTCTGAGTCTCCCTGACCAATTGACTGCAAGAACTCCTGCGTCAGCTGCGCCAAAATCGGAGCGGAAAACTGGTCTAGTAGCATTTGTATTTCAGTAGCGGCCGCTTGCGCCTGGTCCGGCGGCAATTGCTGCATCTGTTGTTGCACGCCTTGGACCCGCTGTTGGACTTCTGGCGGTATTTGCTGTTGCGCGATCTGCGAAGCCATAAATTGAAGATGTTGCATGCAATGACTGATTATTATTGACTGAATTTGCGGATTTTCCTTCACCACTTGCGTCAAAAACAAGCTTCGGTGAGCCTCAATATGCGACTGATGGTTTTGCGATTCAAAAGCTTGTTGGGGCTGGCCCATCATCAAACCAGAGTTTTCTATGCCCGAATCCATCGGTTTTGGCGTCATATCTGGCGGTGGCTGCAACAGTGCGTCCACATTATCGACCCCCAGCGCACCATACATCCGCTTGTAAGCCTCGTGCATGCCCAAGGGTCCGTGTATCTCTGGGTTGCTCTGAACCATTTGCAATAGCTCTTGCGCCAGGGTAATTCTTTGGCTTTGGCTGAAAATGTTGGGATCAGATACTGGTACGACGTCTATACGGTCATCAAAATCAGTTTGTTTAACTGCACCAGGCCCAGTGCCTGTGTCATATCCGTAATCAGGGGGTAGATATTCGGAAAAGACTTTCGATAGTAATTGAAACTCAAGCCTCTGGGCATAGTGCAACCTTTTGTGGATTGCGCTCATCACTTTAGTGCCACGCTCTAATAGAGCTACAGTCGTTCCGACTGGCATGGCAGCATTTGCATCACCTATGTTGGTGTCTGCAATCGCGGCAAAGCGCTTTCCAGAATCTACTAAAATACCAAGCAAACTCATAAGTACATTGCTTGGTTCTTTGATTGGCAACGGTATAAGGTTTTCTCGCAATGACCCGCCAGTGGTGTCGATGTCGCGGAATTCGCCTGGTTGCAGCGGTTCGTCTTCGTCCCTTATCCGCATGCCTCTGGCTTTAAATCCGGCCGGCAGGTTAGCTAACGTGCCGGCGTCAATCAGCTGCCTCAAAATAGAAGTGCTGGCCTTGGAGATACCGCCAATCATGTGGCTTAGCCCTAAGCCATAAAACCCCAATCCAGGCAAGAATTTGTACTGCACAAAGAAATTGACTTTGTTTTTGAATACATCTCCTTCGACGTAATTTCTGCGTATGGCCAGAACCTTTTCAGCTTGCTCGTCGATTGTGACTATATAAGGCAATTTCAGCCCCGTTGGCTCACCATCCTCGGCTTGATCCTCGAACCCCTCCAGATCAAGGATGGTATGCACTTCATAAACGGTGTGATCTCGGTCTTCGGAGTAACTTTGCTCTATGCCCTGTAACTCGTCTATTTCTTTTTCAACATCTGACTCGTCACCCGAATAGGAACTTACGCTTACATCGACATTTCGGTAGAACCCAGAGAGCTGTTGCTTCTTGATTTCGTTGGCGGACATGTTTATCGCGTGAGTAACGCGCTCCGCGCTGGATAAATCAGATGCCTCGTAAGGCACGATTAGATCTTCTGGAGAAATAAACTTTGAAACCGCCCTGTTCAGCACATTGTCGTAGTAGACCTTTTTAAACGCGCTGCCGGCGAGTGGCAAATAAAACAACAACATATCTAGTTCAGGGTCGTAATCTTTCATCACATTCATGATGTAGTAGTTCATGAATTCCTGAACACGATCGGCTTGCGTTTCTGTCTCGACGGTTCGAGCGCCGATAATTTGTGTTTTAACCGGACCCTTGGCCGGCAGCATCTCTTTATAAGCTTGCGCCTGGAACTGGGTTACGGCCTCTGCCAAGATGGGGTGAATAACCCCAGAGCTGCCTTCAAATGGCTGGCTTCTGCCCTCATCGAACTTCATGCCCAAGTATTTGAGGCCGTCTGTGTAGGTTTTTTCCCAATCTGAGCGCGACTCTTTGTCCTGATTAATTGATGACAATATATCCGAAGCAAGCTTGCTCAAAATCTTGTCATCTACCAACTCGGCTAAATTATCGGAAAAGGACGTTTCTGGGAGCGGCTCTTCAAGCTGCTCGTCATCGAGAAGAATGCCTTCTTCTGCAACCAGAATTTCTGCAGCATTGCGTATTTCATCTTCGCGGGATGGCTCTGGGAAAACTTCAACGGCAGCACCCTGAACCCTGATGTCTGGGTTATTTTGCGTACCGAGTTCTCTTCGTTCTATAGCCATAGCTCAATGTAGCACTTTTGTGAATGTCTAGTAATAAACCACACGCTTTCTATCCAGAAAACGAGCCTCGTCAGGGTAATCTTCATCGAGTGACACGAACCCGCCCTGTCGGAAGCGCATTAGCGCCATTGTAGCAGAGTCACAGTAGTCGTCATGGTCACCGTATGGAAACGCGGCCATTTCCTCGATCACTTCGTCGCTGAACGTCTCGTCGGGCGCCCACACCATGCCCGACTCATAAATCGGTGCTACGCTGTTCATTCGCGCAATCTTGTCCTGCCCGCGAGATGGTGTATACGCTGTCACGGGGATCCCCATTCGTCTTAATTCCTGGGTCAACGGCGTACCGCTTGCCTTAGCCTCAATCAGAATACAATCGGGCTCCCAATACTTATATTCGTCCCAAGCCAGCTTTTTGAGCTCTGGGAAATCAACCCGCACGCGCTTTGCATCAAGCAACATAATTTGGTCGGCTTCTTCATCTCCGGCAATGCCCGGTTTGAAAATTGCCCACGTCGTAATCGCAGAATAGTCGGCCGTTTCTTTCTTGGAAAACGCCGTGTCATAACTTTGGATTACATAAGAATAAGCCGGCACCTCTTCCTTTTCCCATTTGTTCCACCATTCGCGTTTGACGATTGAACCAGCTTCAGCTGTTGGATTCTGGAGCCATTGGGAATTCCACTTAGATACGGGCAACGACGCTTTTACAGATAAAAGCTCTTCTTTTTTCCAAAATTCAGGCCACAGAGGATTTTCTGACTCTGGCATGATAGCCGGAAATTCCACAATTTCCCATTGATCGGCATAATCTTGACTCTGATTTTTTAAAACTTTACCAACCAAATCTTTTGTCGACCACCGGGTCATAACAATAATAATGATGCCGCCAGGCTGGAGACGTTGGCGGGGGCCAGACGTATACCACTCATAGGCCGATTCCATCGCTGTCGGTGACAAAGCATCTTGCTCAGAATGAGGGTCATCAATGATAAGTAAATCTGCACCACGGCCTGTTATGGCACCACCTACACCAGCATAGAATGATTCACCCTCATGGTTAGTGGTCCATCGTCCAGCTGACTTGTTATCTGCTTGGAGCTTTAGATCTGGAAAAACCTTTTGATAATCCTCGCTATCAATGATATTTCGGACTTTACGACCGAATCTCACAGCAAGCTCCGCCGTATGTGTGGTTTGTATTATCTTTAAGTCGCCGCGTAACCCCATCATCCAACTAGGAAAATAGGTGCTGGCAAATTCAGACTTAGAGTGTCTTGGCGGCAAACATACTATCAGCCGTTTTAATTTCCCTTGAGCAATCTTGTTAAACTTATTTCCGATGATCTTGTGGTGCCGGCCTTCAATAAATTCTGGCCACAAATGCTTGACATAACTAATAAAATCACCTTGACATTTTTCCTGTAACTCAATTTGGTCATACCGATTTAGTAGCGCAACAGCTTCTGTCTTATCTTGCTGAGACAGAATGTCAAAATCTTTTAACGAAATTTCTGGCATAGCTTGATAGTTAAACCTCGTGCCATTCTTTACCTTCCCAAAGCAAAGACTCAGCCAAACGCCTACGAATCAATCCATCCAGCGTTTTGCCGCCGGCCTTATTCCAACGCTTCATCTGCGCGGGTACTTCCGACTTTT